GAGCCTGTCGGCGTACGCCTCCAACTCCTCCTTCGTCGAGCCGTGCAGTAGATCGGCGGGGACCCCCTTGGCTGCGGCCCCCTCGGCGCGCAGCGCCTTGACCTCCGCCTCCTGCATCCGCTTCTCGGCGGCGGCGAGACGCTCGGCCAGCTTCTGCAGCTCGCTCTTACTGGCGTCTGCTGCTGCGGCCTTTGCCTTCAGGTCGTCGTAGTCGGCGTACTTCTCCCGTTCGCGCCGGAGACGCTCGGCGACGATGCGGTCGACGTCCTCCTGCGTGAACGTCCGTGCCCCCGACTCCGGGGTGGTTTCCTTCTCAGACACCGGATTCCTCCGTGAATGCACCGGCCCTCTTTGCGGCGTGGCCGTGTCGCCGTCCCGCCCTTTAGGCGGTCGTCTGTTGGCGCGCGAGGAACCGCCGGAAGGCGTTGAGCGCGTCGTTCTCCGTGCCGCGGCGCAGCTCGCCAGCCTCACGGGCCTCCCGCTGCGCGGTCTCCCACGCCTCGGCGAGTCGCGCGTTCACCTCCAGTGCGGCCGAGCCCTCGTAGTACGGCTCGGCGGTACACGAGCAGTGGTCGTGCGCCTCGAACCGCGCCGACCGCTCCGACTTGTACGCCGGGCCACGGCTGGCGACCATCGCGCAGAACGCGCACGGCGAGCCGGACGTGACCCGCTGCCAGCCCCGTGCCTGGCGGTCGCGGCGGATCGACTCGACCAGCGTCCGCCGCCCGCCGTCGAGCACCAGGCGCGTCGCAGTGCCGAGCACCCGCACCAGGCCGTTGCGCGCCGCTGACTCCGGCGACCGCCCGGCCCGCAGCGCGTTCGCCGCGCCGATGCGCCCCGCAGCCGCCAGCGACTCGCGCACCACCTCACGTGGTGGCGGGGGTGCAATGTGCGGAGTAGCCCGCCCGCCGACCCCCTCCCGGCGGCGGAACTCCTCGAAGTAGGCGGCGGCGAGGCCCGCAGAGTCGCCGTGCCGCTGCCGGATGAGGATCTCGGCGGCGGCGGCAAACCGCTCGAACACGCTGAGCAGATCCTCGTCAGGTCGCCGAAACAGCGTCCACAGCCGGGTCAGATCCGCCAGCACGTCGGCCCGCAGGGCGATCTGCGCCTGCCGGTGCGCCCGTGTGAGCTGCGCGCCGGCTACCGTACGAGCCATCTCAGCCCGCCACTCCTGTCGGCAGGATCAGCCCAGACGCCGTGGTCGTCTCCCCGCCGACGGAGGTGCCGCTGGCCTGCTGCTCCAGCATGGTGGTCAGGGTCGTGAGCGCGTCGCCCTCGGCAGCGGCGGCCTTCCAGCGGCGCACGTCCTGCTGGGTGGCGCCCGGCACCCGGTCCCACAGCTCCTGCGGCGGGATGCCGAGCATCTGCACCAGCTTGCCGAGCCCGTCGACGACCGCGGCGAATGCTCGTGCCGAGGTGTCACGCCAGACCACCTGCGCGTCATCGGGTATCTCCACACCCATGTACGCGCCGATGAGCTGGAACAACTGCTCGTGTGACTCGCCCAAGACGGTCTTGCGCTCGTCGACCTTGCGATCCCGGCCGGCCTCGGCGGCGGCGAGCGCCTCCGCTGACAGGTTGACGAGTTCGCCGATTAGCTCGTGGACGGGGGTCTGCGACAGGGTGGCACCGTACTTGAGCGCAGCCTCACGGGATCGCAGGTACCCGTCCAGGTTGGTTTCTGAGAACTCGCCGAGTCGCACATCCTCCGGCGACTCGTCGAACGTCCACACCTGGGAGACGGCCGCCTGCACCTTCTGCTCAGGACTGCTCGGCGTCCAGCCGACGATCCACCGCTGCCGGAACGCCGAGTACCATTCCGCCGCTTTGAGCGCGAAGCTGGTCAGGTTGATCTGGTCCTGGAGTGTCATCAGCGGGGCGATCTGCCCCACCACGACACGGCAGTTCGACCCGATCCCGCCGAGGTTCTCCGGCTCGGCGTCGTCCTCCAGGTCGAGGTCCTCGGCGTCCCGGTAGCGGACCACCGGACACACCGGATCCCCGCCGAATGTGGCGCCATGCGGGGCGGGATCCCCGACGACAGAGAACCCGCCGTTTTGGGTGCGCTCGAGCGTGTAGACGGCCTCGGCGTCGTAGAGTCGCCAGTTCCTGGTGCGGGGACGCTTCTCCAGCGCGTACACCGGCCAGTCCGGGTCGTCCCCGTACACGGCGGTCAGCAGCCGCGGCGACACCGGACGGATGACCGGCACCGGATCGCCCGGTGTCACGACGGCGTACGAGGTGCCGTAGGCGATCGCCGCCCGATGCAGGCCGGTCTGGTGCTTGTTCATCCGGTTCGCCAGCCACGCCGACCACACCGGCACCGTCACGTCGTCGCCGGTCTCCGGGTCGGTGGCGCGGAACCCGTCAACGAACAGCGCCTGGGTCAGCGAGTTGACGACGATGTCGATGATGTTCACGCGGCAGGTCCGCGCCATCTCCTTGATCTCGTTCGGCGCGTTGCTCGGGATCACCGCTGGCAGCCTCTGCCGACCCGTCCAGTAGCGGCGGAGGACGTCGAGTTCCCTCCGCTCGGCCTCGTGCGCCTCGAGCAGCTCCTCGGACAACTTGGCGGCAGCATCTCTGCTCAGTGGCATCAGAAGAACACCGCCTCTCCCGTCCGGTTCCGCTTCTTGAGCTTTCCGCTGTTCAGCGCGATCCTGCGTCCCATCCGCGCGCCGACCATGCACACCGCCAGGTCGACCAGCTTGCTGGAGTCACGGCTGGCCTTGCCGAGACTGACTCCCCACGGGTTGGTGCGGCGACGCGCGTTGTGCACGTGCATCCGCAGTGCCGCGTTGCCGTCGTGGGTCAGCGTCCCGTCCTCGTCGATGTCGCGGGCGGTCTGCATCGCCGCCTCGGTGAACATGCGGTTGCGGTCGGCGCCGCCCAGCGTCTTGATCCGCATGTCGAACAGCACCGAGTGTCCCTTTGCGCCGGGTGTTGCCCACACCGGCAGCCGGTCCCGGAAATCCCGATGCCAGGCGTCAATGAGCGGCATCCAATACAGGTGCTCGTCCTCGTCGTCGCGCGCCGGCGACGGGTCGACACCGAACCACACCACCGTCCACCGGTCGAACGCGGCCCGCACCGCCGCGTCCACCTCGTGCCGTGGCGCCAGCCACCCTTTCCCGCGGTCGCCGTGCGGACGCTGCCACAGCCCGAGCGTGAACACGTGCCCGTCGCTGATCCGGCAGGCCACCAGCCCGGTCGCGTCCGTCGACTTGGAGCAGTCCAGGAACATCGCGATCTGCTCCTTGTCCGCCACCACGAGATCCGGCCGGGCCAGCTCGTCGAATCTGCGCGGATCCACCCAGGCGTCCTCGGTGACCGCCAGGCCGTTGAGGTAGAACCGAATCGAATCGGCGACGCTGGTGGACGGGTCCAGCATCTCGTCGCTGATCCGCTCGAGGTCCGCCCACGGCGCATCCATGTAGGCTGCGCGCAGCCCCGCCATGCGCGAGGCGTCGTCGTACAGGTCCGTGTTCGGTGGGGCTTCGATCGAGTCGTACAGGATGTCCTGCCGCTTCGCACGTCCCGACACCTGCGCCTGCCACGCCTCGTAGGACCGCTCCGCCTCACTGTCGGTGCCGGGGACGTGCGCGTTGGTGAACTCGCACACCCGCGCCTGCAGCTCGGCCGGGCTCTTGCCGACGTTACGGCGAGCCACCGCTGCCACCCGGTGGCCCCCAGACGACTCGGTCATGTGGTGCGACTCGTTCAGTGCAATGAACGTCGCCGGGTCACCCTCGGCCGACTTCTCGCTGGCGGTCAGGATCTCCATCCGACCGCCGGAGTCCTTCAGGATCGTCCGCGTCTCGCCGCAGTCGATGCCGTAGTAGTCCCGTGCCTCCTGGCACAGCATCCCGTTGGCGACCCGCAGCATGTCCTTCGACTGTGCCTCGGAGTTGCTGGCGATCTGCACCAGCGGCATCCGGTGCCGCTCACCAACCCACCGGCCGTCCCGCCACACCAGGTGGCTGGGGCCGATGAACTCGATGTTGCACAGCGCCGCACCGAACGGATCCTTGCCGGTGCCCTTGGCGCCGCGCTTCACCCCGCGCCGGTACAACCAGCGACCCGTCTCGGGGTTGTAGGCGTACCACAGGTGCAGAAACCTGCGCTGTCCCGGCGTGAACTGCCACGGCTCACCAGTCAGGTGATGCACCAGCCCTGGTTCGCCGGTCTGCTCGTACGTCCGCCACTCCGCCCAGGCGATCACCTGGGGGCCGATCGACGGCGGCAGGTCGTCCAGGTCCTCCGGCCACGGCAGCGTGCACCACGCCCCGGTCCCGTTCCACCGGTCCAGGTAGTAGCCGGGTGGCAGCTCAAGGTCAGCCGTAGAGTTCGCGGTAGTCATCGAGCTTCACTACGTCTGCCGGTGCGGCGGCAGGCTTCGGGTCGACGTACCGGATGCGCAGATCCCGGCGTGCGTCGAGCGTTGTGCCGAGCAACTTCTCCCGGATCCGTACCTCGCTGGCGCTGCCCTCACCCCGCGCCCACCGCGCGTGCACCTCGGCGGTGTCGAGCGCGAACTGCCAGTCCGCCTCCGTCCACAGCCGGCAGTGTGGCATGCGGGACACGACCTCCCACCACCGCTTCGTCGCCGCCGGCCAGCCACCTGACCGCCGCGGCAGGCTTGGCCGCTCGCCGTCGTAGGGGGTGTTCTCGACTTCGATCCACTCGTGGGTCGCCGGCATGCGGTTGCGGCGCTGACCTTCGGGCTTGGGCTTACGGCCGGTGACTGGCATAACTGACCGTCACTCCCCGATAGATCACGTTTCATACAGAGGCCGAGACGCTAACCCCGCGCCGCGTGCCACCCCCCGGCCC